TCACCTTAGCAATGATGCGCTATCTGTCCAACTTGTGCTGACGGGGTACAATGCTTGCACGTCTTCTTCACGGTAGCGAACCAGACGACCAGATTTCACGTATGGCAAATTATAGCGTTTGGTTGTGCGCCAAACAGCTAGTGTTCCAACCGATACGCCGAGTATCTTTGAAACTTGTTGTGTTGTTAAAAGTATCGGATTCATTTTAATTACCCTTTCTTGGTTAAGTTTCGTTAGCACCGCGCCAACAAAATTAAGGGTAGCTAAAAAGTGTTCTTTCTCAATAAGTTACGGATTTCAAAAACGGTATTTGAAAGTCAGAAATAGGTTTTGAATTTTAAAAACTATCTATTTTGACTGAAGTAGGTCTTCTAAAGGCTCTGGGCTTAGAACTGTGATAAGCCATCCAATAGACAATATGTATGTTTTTGATAGAAGGTTAGATAAGTTGTCGGTTTCTTCTATAAATAGAGTCTTCAGGGTTTCAGCGTGTTCTTCTTTAAAGAAAGAACTTTTATTTTTTTCTAACAACTCGAACTCTTTTGCATTCAAGAGCTCTGAAAAATATTGATTGGTTTCTTTTACAAAAATTTCAAAAGCCTCATACGATTCATTAAAATGCTTGGCTCGAGACTTATTTACCTTAGGGGCTTGATACTCTGCGACTATATTTTCAATATAAGTTACACGATCATTCAACTCTAAAATAATGATAGCTTTTATTAAATCTCGGACAGGAAGCATCATGTCAATAATATCGGATTTTTGTGCTTCTCTTACGTCTGGTAAAATCTTGTTTATCAAGCTATGACTTAAATTAAAAAAATCGGAGCTAGTTAAAATCGCCTGTCGTGCTGATATTCCTTTTTGTTCTATAAAGTAGGCTAAGCTTGCTGCGAGGCATTTTAGGACAGGCGATACTTTGAGCTTATTTTTTTTATAATCTGTTTTTGGAATTAATTTATCGTCTAAAACGCTTTGCAGTCGCGTTGCGTCTTCTTTCTCTTTCTTGCCGTAAAACCAGAGGATTAAAGATAGTTCCAAGTGGTTTAAAAAATCATCTTCAACAAAATGTAACTTTATCAGAGTACGGAAATAATCATGGATGTCATCTTCTGTGTCATCGATGTTTATTGAATCCTTATTTGCCTCAACATGAGACCATAAAGCTTCGAGTGTATTGAAAATCACATTCTTTATGTACAAATACACTTCTTTGTCATCGCTGCTAATATCAGGAAAGCCCTCCCTGTAAGCTTTTGTAGCTTCGTGTGTCTGAAAATATTTGTTGCCGTCTTTTTGTATTTCATCAAACATTTCTGGATGAAATACACTCACATCTTTTGCTTCTGACATTATTTTTTCTCTCCTGTAGCGAAGGCCAACATAGCATCTGTAGCTTTATCCATTGATGCTTTTACTGGATCACTGTGTAGCCTAGCGTAAACTTGTGTTGATTGCTGCGATTTATGTCCTAGAGATTTGCCTATAATTTGTAAACTTGCTCCTGATATAGCCTGATAACTTCCGAATGTGCGTCTTATATCGTGCAGTCTGATATCCATTAGGCCGGTAGGCAGGTTTATGTTCTTTTTCTCGGCTTCTTTCTGCACTGTGTCGAAAAGCTTTAAAACGGTAAAGCCGTAGTTATCCGCTTTTCCTAGTTTTTCTTCTGTTTCAGCAATAAGTTGTGCAACATCTGGCATCTGCTTCCATAGCTCCATAGTCGCTCTCTGCCGAACTCTGTTCCATGCTTTTTTAGGGTCGCTAAAATATCCTTCTTTACTGCTATCGCTAGGGAATACCCAAGGGTTTCCATGCGCAGCTTTTAAGCGTCGATCTAAAATAGCCTCCGCTTGCTTTGTGAGTGGAATTATAACAGGTTCGCCATTCTTAGTATCTGGGATACGCCACGTTCTGTTATGCCAGTCTATTTGTTCCCAACGCATCATAAGCGTATTGGTTTTTCTCGCACCTGTGAAAAGAGCTATGTAGAAATAGTCTTTTGCTGTTTCATTCTCTTCCATCTCTAAGGCTTTAATGAAGAGAGGCATTTCAGCAGGGCTTATATAGCGATCTCGGCTCTTCTCTTTGAATTTCTTGATGCCCTTAGTTGGGTTGTTCCCGTCCCACCCCCATTCAATAGCTTTGTTGTACAAAGCTCTTACGCGCTCCAATATACGGTTAGCCTGATATAGTCCGTTTGTCTCTCGCAACTTTAAATGAAGATTGGTGATCTCGTGCTTGCTGATGTCTGAAATTTTTCGATTGAACCAATGCGATAAGAATTTATTGATCTCACGTTCATCATATTTCCAAGATTTCTTCTCAATCTTGCTGTATCTGTCCATGTAGAGTTGAAACAACTCTTTGAGTGTTATTTCTTGCCTGAGCTTGTTCTTCTCTATATTCGGATTTACGCCCCCCGCTAGAGAGCCTTTAGCCTTTAATGCTTCTTTTCGCGCATTCTCAATGCTCATGTCTGGGAATGTCCCTAGGGTAATCCGGACAGGCCTTCCTAGGTGTTTTTGATAAAGCTGGAATGTCTTCTGACCATTGGCGGTTACGCGAATAATCAGACCGCGCTCTTTTTCGTCTTTAAACGAGTACCGCTTGCCCTGCGGTGGACAGGGAAGGTCGTCTAAGGCTTTCTTCGTAAAGCTGAACTTGCTGTTTGGTGCTATGTTGCTCATAGGATTTTCTTAAGCTCTTTAGTTGTCGTGATACTCCACTCGCACAAGCTCTTCTGCATAAGTAAATATGAACACCATGATTCATTCAGTTGCTTGCGGTAAGGCTTGTCGCCGTATGGTTGTTCGTCGCAAACTTGATGCATGATGCTTTTAATGGACTCTTTAGGGACTTCACCAGCTTCCAAATAGTCGCATTTATAGTGAAGTACTTCATTCCTCAGGTCATAAAGTGAAGAGAAATTAGAAAAGACCAAGTTCTTCTCGTCCCACTTATTACCTGTGCCCTCCATGTTTTTTATACGATTCCACTTTTGACGAATTTTTCTGAATTTTTTAAAAGACGATATATCGCATGCAGCATCAATTTCTTCATATTCTGCTTCTTGGAAGGCCTTGACTGTCTGTAGACGTTGAAGTTTTTCGTTTAGTGAGCCTTCAATATAAGCAACACAGTTCGTGACAACTGCTGTCGCGCGACACATGGTTTTAATTTTAACGTCACATGGTTTTAGAATTTCTATTTGACGGCTCGGAGCGCAAAAATTGTCATAACAATAGTGCGTTTGGCTCATAATTCATGATGATCAGTTCTTTGGCCGCGACTTGATTCGCGCCGCCGCCGACCGAGTACTTCAAACCGACCTCACTGAAATGAAAATCCTTGAAAATTTCACGTATCTGTGGGGTATCATTAATGGACATTATAAAGCGCCCTTCAATGGCTTTTAAACACTCTGCCATGACAGCAAATTCGCTCTGCTCGAACATGCCCTTACCGTAATCATCTTCGCAGTCAAAATAGGGCGGATCGAGATAGAACAGACAGCCCTCATGATCGTACTTCTTGATGAAGTCTTTATAATCAAGGCACTCTATCACCACACTGGATAAACGCTCGTGTACATCTTCAAGAGCTGTGGCCAGTTTCGTAATATCAAAACGCGCCGGACGTGTGGCCGTTACACCAAAGTTACGGCCGGATACTTTGCCGCCAAATGCCGTGCGCTGCAGATACAAGAAGCGCGCTGCGCGTTCCAGATCGGTCAAGGTTTCAGGATCTGTCTGTATCAAGCGCTCAAACTCTGACCGGCTTGTGATCTGCCATTTCAGCATATCCATGAATTGCACGTAATGGCGCTGCAGGATACGGAAGAAGTTCGACACATCACGGCTGTAGTCATTAATAACTTCGGCCTTTGGCGCATAGCCACGCCGCAGGAATACGCCGCCCATACCGACAAAGCATTCGGCATATGTGGTGTGTTCTGTTTGCTCGATGATCCGGATAATCTCCGGCGCAAGTTTCAGTTTCCCGCCAATATATGGCGCAAGCGGGTTACGCGGTTTTACGATTTGCATTGCATGATCCATAGCGAATCTCCTATATATAGTCCCGCCCAGTACAGGGTGGCGGGATTGACCGCATCGCGGCCGGTTGTGGTCATGCAAGGTCATTTCTTGCGGTTGGGAGCGTTGCCGCGCTCCTGCCCCCGTCTTCTTAAGAGGGAAACTCATATCAAAACACTCTGAATAACAAACAAAGCCAAGCTTACACCGCATCCGGCAAAGCAACCGGCTGCGACTTCAGCAACGGCGTGATTGCCAGCACGACTGCCGATTTCATATCCGAGAGGCCAGCCAATAAGAAGTGTCAGTCCACCAACCGGCAGACCGATTAAACACCCTTTAACGGCCATAAAAAGCCGGGCGTAATTGGTGCTGTAATATTCAACCCGCAGTCGATCAGATAGCCATTTAATGATCGGTGATAATGTGTTGGTACGCTCTGGATCATGCCCGCCTTTGCCCCACGGCAACGCATTCGCGTGACCTGTCTGCATCCAGATATAGGACCATGCTACAATTACAGAAATAATGACATAGACTAGAGAGACAATACCAGACATCAACAGATCATCGCCTCTGGTTATGTTGATGTGCATTTGCAAATCAAGCATCGACAATACTGGCCACCATACCAATCCGAACGGCAAGGCAAACAACAACTCTGGCAACCATGTCAGGTGAAGTTTGTCGAGCTTATCCGCATGAGGTAATGAACCGCCCGCATAGCCGCTCATGATCCCCATATAGAGTATGATGGCCAAATAGATCATTCAGATGCCATTTCTGCCATACCGTTCATAAAACGGTCTTGCACCTCTTGTGGCCTGTTGACCGCTTCGGTGTCGATCAGATCACTCACGATCTTCTCAACAGCAAAGCATGTCTCCACATGCTGTCTTACCGCAGCGGATATCGTTAGAATGGCCTGTGCATCCAATGTCGTGAAGCCCTGAGCCGTTTTCCATGTGACACTGTAGTTTGCATCCTCACTCGCCATAATATGAGCTGCCATTAAATTGCCGCGTGATTCACGATCAGTCTGTATCTCGACGCCAGCAACAGTAATGCCGCCTGTCTCCACCCCATAACGCCAATCCGCTAAAACAGCTTTCAAATCAGGAGTATGCGGAGGCGGCGTGAAAGATCCATCTTCATATATATAACCAGGTACCACATCATCTGGGGCTTCGATGAAACCCTCCGCTTCATCAGGCTGTTTTTGTACAACAATATTATTTTCGATTTTTACGTATGCCATAATTACCCTACCTTCCAGATTTTCAATTCAGCATAAACTTCAGAAACACCAAACGACCCTTCATTACCGAACCCATTTCCTGATTGGGAGCTATTACAAATATGTTGCAATTCTATAGTTGTAGGCTCAACCAACGTGAACCTACCGGATACAAAACTGTTATCTTGCGAGAAAACCGCTCCGGATTGTGAGAACGCTGACGTTCCTACCAATAACGTGGTGTCATTATCTACATCCTGCACCCTGATCTTATGATCGTTTGCTCTATACGCTGGAGCGCGTCCTTTCAGATAATGTTCGCCGGCTGGCAACGTCACCTGATTAGAGGATAGCGATGCGCCCGGAATTTCGTTTGTTATCACAACATTCATATCTCTCGTTCGCCAAGCACCACTAGTGAACGAACCACCAGCAGTGCCTGATGGTTTTTGATCCTGTATATGTAGCAACTGTCCGCCAAAAGCACCGGCAGGGCTAACCGCTAAAACGTCATCCTCATGAATAAGACCCGAAATATCGATTCCGGCAACGGCCGCCGCGATCGCCTGAGCTAACTGCGTATAATCTTCACCATCGGGTGTCAGCCCGCCGGCGGTAATTGCATTCAGAATTTCGCGCTGTACGGCTTCGAAACCGACGGCATCCGGAAATGCCCCTTGTCTTAAAGGCAAGTTTTCACCGGATGGATCAGCATTCCAATGACTGCGGTTGTCGTCTTCCTCATCGCCCGGTAAAGCGTTTAAAGGTGGTATATATTTCATCTTGGATTACTCCTCTTCTTCGGATTCAACGTAAATAAATGTCAGGTGGGTATCGGCCGGTTTAATTTTGCGCAGTTTGCATTCCAGATCATCGGCCGTGCGGATGTAGAGCATGGGATCACCGAACGCACTGCGCCCGAATGCAAAGCGCGTGTATTTCGCGCCATAGACATGGACAACCCAGTAATAATAATGATTGTTACCGGGCGTTTGCGGGCCGATGTAATATCGGCCGTGATCGTCATATACTTCGTTCGCGCCGAAACCCCAGTTGCCGAAAGCCATAGGCCGGTATTCACTGATTTCAACGTCGTAGCCCAGCTCTTCTGCGATGGCCTTGAAATAAGCGCGAGATGGATTGCCTTGCGTCCGCAATTTCGAAATCAGCGCATCACGGCGTTCACCGGATGTCGTATCTGCCAAAGTGCATGCATCAGGCAAGCCCGCGAATGATTCCCATTCTTCGAACAGTTCAATGGTCGTGCGTGGATCAGCTTCGCGTAGAAGATCGACGCCGCGCTTTGTGACTTTCTCAAATTCGGATGCGGCCGGGCCAAAGACCTTTGCCCAGTTACTATCTTCACCCCGTGCCATGTGACCGGGCGGCAGCAGGCTCAAGGCCCGCTTCAGATAGTCTGTCGCTTTGAATTCCAGCTTCATCATGACGGATTGCTCCACGTGATTGTGCCCAGCACTGGCAACTCACCGAAATCAAAACTCTGATTTGCCGAAGGCGATACAAGATTGTGGTAATTCTCGCCTGCGCCGGCCGATATCACTTCTGAGAGCCGCGACAAATAAAGTGTCGTTCCGCCGGCCGCGCCTTCGCGCAAGAAAAAGTCTTCCAGCTCGGCTTTGATCGCGTTTTGCACGGCAACCGTGTTCGGACTGATTTCAATCTCGAAATCAACCTCGGTTTCTGTTGGTGCAGCCACATCCGGACGCGCACCGACCGGGCGAACGCCGGCAATATAATCATCCACGGCCGTCACTTCTCCGGCGGTCGGAATCGGGGTATCTGTTTTGTTGTCCATGACAAAAGTGATTTCGACCGTGACAACGCCGCCATCACTTTCTTTGGCCCATGCGCGGGTGACACCGGGCACTTCTGTAGCCCATGCTTCGTAATCATGCAACGCGCCGCCTCTGGGCGGTGTCTGCACGCGATCTTTCACGCGATCTAATAGCGATGGATCTGTTTCAATGTCTGTGCCACCGGACAGGCCATCCGTGTCCACAACGATGGAATCTACGCCCACAATCGTCGATGACAATGAGAGTTCGATACCGTTGACGGTATTCCCCGCCGCACCAGCATCTTCGGCGGTCACAGAAGCCGTGACCGTTCCCCCGCCGGCAATAGTTGCATCTTCGTCCAGCACAAAAACACGGCCGTCATCTCTGGTCATTGTTGTGGCTGCAGGAATCACCGTGGCGGCTGTGCCGGTAATAACAACAGAGCCGCTGGCTTGCGCCGCCGCTTTACGGGATTGTTCAAGCCAAAAACTCGCATGTTCTTCGAGCCATTCTTTGGCGGCCGTGGTTGGCAATATCTGTAATGCGATAAAGGCAATCAGGGAATAAATCTCATACACCATCACCGTTAAAACACGGGTGTACATGTTTTCCGGCGTACCCGACAGCGACGCGCGCTGCGTGCCCATGCTGACGGCCGCTTCGGCTTCGGCACGTTTCTGAATTTCTGATGGGGACGGGATGTTATAACTCATAGACAGCTCCTGTTTCGTAATCAACGCGCAGTTGGAAAACCTCGCCATTTACCATGAAGAAGCTCACCGCAAGATCGGCGCGGTTCGGCCGGCGCCATTCATGTGTGATTTCAACGCGGACGACATAACCATCGTCAACGCTCCATTGTGTTGCAGCGCGTATATAATCTTTTGCCCGCTGAACGGTTTCTTCTGTCGCCAGTTCCTGATCGAGAAGCCAAAGCTTAGAACCAACAAGTCTGCCTTGACTGTCCAGCACATCACCGACCCAACCCTGCCGGTCATCTGTTAACGCACCGTCTTTGCCTTGATAACCGTAGGGCAGCGTATCTTCCGGATCAGCCCGGCGGTTAAGCAAGATTGATGTCAGCAAGGCCGTCTTGATTGTCTCTTCTTGCACAACGCCATTATCAATGACCACGTCCAGCAGACCGTCTTCGTTTAATTCAAGCTTCATGATCCGCCACCCATCTGCTGGTTTGGCACAGCGGTCGGACCGCCAGAATCATTCTCCGGATGGACGTGCGTATTATATGTGTCACGCATATCACTCATTGATTGACCATCCGTATCGCAGTTATCGACGATATCGCCTGTCACTTCCAATACAGCTGTTACCATACGAACCTTCGCCGGTGCGTTAATAAGAACTGTGCCGGCGGCATTAATCTCAATCACGCCAGAAGCCTGCAAATGGACAAACTGCTCAAAAGCGTCATAGAGCTTGGTTTCACCAGCCGGCAGATTCTTAGGACGATGCGCCGGATGATTTTCGCCGATACACACCAGACGGGATCGATCGGCCGCAGCGGCCGCAAAAACACCGGATGCGCCGGCAGGTGGGTTTGACGACATACCGAATTGTTGGATGCGCTCGATCCGGTCTTTCACTTCACCCGCCAAAAGCGTGGCAACGACCATTTGACGCGATCCAGAATCATTGATTGATTTAATCACGCCACGAACGATCATGCCTTTGAGTTTATTGATCAACTGGTTCATCATGCTCCACCCCACAAAGCATCATCACTTTCCGGTTCACGGCTTGGCGGCAAATCATATGCTTCCGCCGGCGCAACGCCCAAAGTGGTCGTTGTGCCCTGATCGTCACGGCTTAATTCAACGGATTTCACCAGCATGTCACGTTTGATGAATAACGGCGCATCAATGACCGGCACCAGCGTGTTAATCTTCCAGAATTCCCCTTCAGCGGCTTCCCAGCCCGGCACAGTGTAATTCAGCGATACGCCGCTAAATCGGCGATGTCTTACCTCCCACAAAGCGCGTTCTTGCAAATCCAGATCATATCCTTCGGATTCTGCTTGAATGATAAGCGGCCGGTGGCGGGTGATATCCGGATCACGGGCACGGCCTTCCTTTGAAGCCAGATCATCCGGTGATGCTTCGCTAAATCCTTCAAGACCAGCGCCACCATTGCTGCCGCCTTTGACGATGATTTCAGAATATCTTTGGATGTGACTGATATCACCATTGCGCGTAATAACATTGCCCTCATCACCGGTCGCCAGATACCCACCTGAACGACGCGCACCGGCTTTTGTAATCACCAGATTGCCAAAACCATCAGAAAACGGGAACAATGCCCGGTATTTGCACAGCCGGCGGATCACTTCGGCAACGGTTTCACCGGGCGTAAAACTGACTTCGTTAAATGCCGCACCGCCATCGGCCGCCATTTTAACGCCCATGCCATATGGCTTTAAAAGGTCTTTAATGGCGGTTTCAAGATTGATGTTTTTCTTGGAAAATCCACCGTCTGAAAACATGGCCGAACAGTCCACCAGATCGCCGGACGGGTCACGGCCCGTATAGCTGTACACGTGGCCATTATTGTCATTGATGCTGACAAGATCAAAAATGGCTTTCGTGATTGTTACGCCATTGATCTCGATCTCTGATCGAATGCCCGGCCGGAAAGCGCGGATCAATGATCTGTCCGGATCAATCAGATCCAGCTTCAGGCCGCCGCCCAACATATCCATGCTGCGGTTAAAACGCATACTGGAGGTGTGCGTATAAACTGTGCCGTCAATTCTGACTTTGAAATCGTAAGATTTAAGCATCGATCAACACCTCCAAATCTTCTGCCGGCGCAAAAGACGGATGGACAATACCGTTGCGGTTTACAATATCCTGCGCTTTAGAAATCACTTGCGCGGGATTGTCACCATATAGACGGTGTGCCAATGCAAGAGAAGACCGCACCGAACCATTCTGGATGGTGATTGTATCCGGCAAGCGGCCAAGCCCGGTATTAATATCGCTATTCACGGCCGCCATCAGTGACCCTAGTGATGTATAGCTTCCAGACCATCTGGCTGTGCCGGCTGCCTCGCGGAGTGAAGACATATTGTGCAGCAAACTATCCCGCATGTTCAGCGCTTGTTCCTTGCTTTCGAAATCGGCGTAAGCGACCGCTTTGGCCGCCGCTGACGTACCGGCAATCTTTGTCAGCAAATCAACGGCGGTATTATTCTTGGCCCGCAAACTGCCGGTCGTCGTAACGGCATCTTCAATCGTCCGCAACTCGCCACTGATTCCATTCAGTGTACGGGACACTTCAAACGCGTTGCTTGTGCTATCGGAGATGCCGGGCGTGGCCGCTGTCGATATTGTGTAATCAACCGGACTTTCGAAATTGAGCAACAAGCCCGTAAACATAGAAATGATCTGTTGTCCGAACGTTTTTGCATCACTAGGAACAAACACCGGTGGTCGAACATCTGTGCCGATGCGATTTAATGCCGTATTCATGCCACCGGTAAACCCGGCAATCTGCGCCAATGTAGAATCCAGCACGAAGTCAGGCACGTTCGCATTATAAGCATTGATAAAATCTGTCAGTGCCGCGTCCAGAGATGTGTCTGCTTGATTTTTCAAGGTGACAGACGTGGATGTAAACGATGATTTGCTGTCCGGCTCAACCCGCTCGAACGTGATACTAAAGCGGACAATGCCGACTTCATTACTAGATGTCCGGCGGCGCACATCCATCACAACAGCCGCGATCTCGCCTTCGTGCGGCAACACAAGACGGCCGATGCCTTTTTCATTCAGCAGCGCTTCAAATGCGGCCGCCTGCGCAACAAAATCTTCGCGGCCGCCGATGACAGCCTCAATGGTGAACGCTGTCTCTTTAACGCCAACGTCTTCATACGATACCTTCTTGCCATTGATAAGCTTGTGCTTTTTAACATCACGGCCGCCCGTTTTGTCTTCGCGATCCCACGCAAATTCAAACCCTTTGAAGCTGGCTTTCCGGAGCTGATCAAAAAAACTACTCATAACGCAGCCCCCATCAACACGCCTTGATCGATGACTGTATTTGTATTCTTGTCATTCATTGTGGCTTGAACAGAGGCTCGACGGTTTTCGTCAATCACAATGCGCAACTCGCCGCCCGTATCAACCTGACCTTTTGTACCCTGCACTGGAGAGGTTTCATCAGAATCATTGCCGGTCACGAAATCAGCGGCTCGACCGATTCCACGGGTGACAGCGTTGTCTGTGATGAAATCCATCCCCTTTGATATCGCTTCAATAACCGGCATGATATACTCGGCCGCAGTCCGGACACGCTGAACAATCCCGCCCCACAAATTTGTCCAGAACTTTCTGATCTTGTCCCAGTTTTTGATAATAAGGAATCCAGCCACAGCTAGTGCAGCAATCGCCGCTGTAATCCAACCAATAGGAGTGGCCATGAATGCAGCTCCCATTTTAATCGTCGCGGCCGTAGCGCCCCATAAAAACACAGTCAACGCTTTTAGTATACCGGACAGCCAAACAACCCCCGTTGCGGTATTGGAAATCCCGATGGTAAGCATGCCAAACCCCATAAATAGTTGACCGACCATCATGATCAAGGGGCCTAGCAGGGCCAATACCAGACCTCCTTTTATGATGAAACCCTGTATGGGTTGGGGTAATGATCTGAATAACGTCAAGAGATCACGCACTCCCTGTGCAAGGTCTTTAAAGAACTGCTTAAGTTCCAACTCTCTAATAATATCATCACCGAAGCCCGCCAGACTACCTGCGACAGCATCTTTGAAATTAGAAATAATTCCATTCATGCCACGCATACGTTTTTCCATTGCGCTACCGAATTTATCGTTCCCAATGCTCAATAGATATTTCTCAATCTCTTCTGCTGTATTTCTCACAACAGTGGTCTGCCCCTGAAACGTAAAACCGACTTTTTCACCTTCAACACGAGCTTTGATACCAAACTCTTTCAAACGCTCGAACTCTCCTGTCGTAGCATCAGCAACAGCTTCAATCATCTGATCCAAGCTTTTATTCATTGCCGATGCCGTATTCCCAAAGGATGTCAAAGACTCGTTCGTCGGATCAAGGCCGAGATTCTTCAATTTGATGTAGGCCGTCATAACTTCTTCGAGCTGATACGGTGTAGTTTCGGCAAAGCTCAACATGCGATCAAACTCTCTATTACCATCTTCAGCAGATCCGGCGGCTGTCTCCATCGCAGCTCTCAAATCCTCAAACTTGGCAGAAGTAAATACAGATGCAGTTCCCAAACCGAATATGGCTGTTGATACTTTCGCGGTCATTTGTCCGCCGATATCACTCATCGACTTCCCGACATTACGCATGGACTGACCAACAGAACGAAACGCAGAATTCATCTGCGAAGCAAACTGGCGAATACGAGCTGCCATCTGTCTGACAGGTTGTGTCAGACGATCAAGCGCTTCTAATACTAATTTAACCTTTAAATCGCTCATCTATTTTCTTCGCTTTATCGCTCCAGAAGATTAGTTGTGATATCGGCATGTCCCAGATTTCGGTTGCCGAAAAACCAAAAACGTATGCCGTTACGACAACTCGTCTTTCGAGGTCTTCTGGGATGTCGTAAAAAAATCGCCAATGGCCTCAATGCAATTCTGCATGTCCTCGCCATCGATTTGATCGAGAACTTCGGCGGGTACATTTGAAAGTCGCTGAACAAGCCAATACGCCATGTCCATTTCGCCAAGATCGACATCGCCGATTTTCTTCCCGACATTCTTGCCAAGATCGATATTGGCCATAGCCTTAACATCACCGAAACTCATCGAACGGAACGTGATACTCGCAAACTCTTGTGTTTGTGTGTTGCCATCGCGTTTTTTAACGGTGGCCGTAATCGGCTGGGACAGTTTGACCTCAACCAGACCATTCGGATGTTTGGTAATCGGGTCAATAACCACTTCTTTGGGTTGCTTTTCATCAATAGTAATGCGCCGCTCACTCATGATCTTCTACTCCTCTCTTTTCGGATTCATCTGTGGTTAAAGTTTCTTCGCTGGATCGCCCATGTAAACAAGGCCAACAAGACCTTCTTCACCGGTATCCACTTCACCGGTCTGCGCTGCCTGCGGAACGACATAGACCGCACCGTTATCTGACTGGAATTGGATTTCCACATCAGCGCGTGATTGTTCTTTGACAAGATCGACATCAGCAGTGTGCGGGATTTTGACCTCCAACTCACTGGCTATGATACGTTGTTTGCGGTGGGCTTTCGGGCCAACCATCTGCACATCGTTGACATAGCCACCAATCTTCAGTTTGGCATCAACCTCAGCAATGATGTTCGTGCCATCACGTTTGATCGTCGCGATTCCGTGTAGTGCTTCCATTGTTTAAATCTCCTTTTAAAGGCTCTGTTAAAATTCGGGTTAAATGATGATTAAACGCGCATATCCAGCTTGGCAGCCAAAATCATCAGCGGGTTGGTGATGTCCATGCTCATCAGCATATTGACGCGGGTCGGATCACCGGAATCCACCTCGGCTTTAATATTGATAAGCTCAGACACCCAACCTTCGGTGATCCAAAGCTCCGCACGCGCTTTTGAACTGGCCGAAATCGTCTTCGGTGTTACCAGAATGTCGGATGCGGCCGCAGCTTGCTCGTTTTCGGTCAAAACCTTGCCTTCTTCACCGAAATAAAGTGTGCTGATATAGGCATCATGATCGTAACGGATGTGACTGAAAGTCTTGACCGTAGTTAAATCAAGGAATGTTTCATCCTCGATGCCGGCGGCGTTTTCCTGATACATTGTAACCAGACGTTCGAGGACAACATTGCCATCGGCATTGGTTGTCCATGTCGAACAGCCATTACCCAACAGGATACGGCGTTCTGTCGTCGTGAACTCGGTTTTTGGTTTTGTAATACCCTTAAGCACCAGACCCTTATACGGGCGTGCCGGATGCTGGTTCGACCAGAAGCCTTCCCATGCCACCACGGCGGCCGCCCAGAGCCATGCCGGCTCTAAAGAGTCTGCCGGAACCGGGATGTTCGTCAAGAACCCGGAGTTGCGGCCATCTGTGAACGTATAGATTTCCGAGAATGTGCCACGATAACCGATTGAGAGCGTCGCATCCATTTTGCCTGTAGCACTAAAGCGCTCTTCTAATTCCTCTTCAACCGCAAGCAAGTTAGCAGCGTCAGTATACGGCATCACAATATCCGTAAACCAGTCGCCCTCAATCGCATCGATCACATCGGCAATGTCCGGATTTGTTGTTCCGCCGGATAACTGCGTGATCGTCATAGCGAAGCCGGCCGGATAAACTTCATCCGGATTATTGTTGACAGCAATTTTGATTTCATTCCCGCACAGACCCGCATTTTTAGCGGTAATATCGACTTGTTCATCTGTGTCGCCGTTCACTTCGGCCGTAACCGGCAGATCGACTTTATCATTAATCGCAGCCGTGATGGCCGTCGCAATTTCGGCTTCGGTATCATCAGCACTGATGCCAACTTTCAGCCGCGTGCCGGCAATGTACAAATAGAGCGTGCCGGAGCTAGTCGCTGCCGATGTCACCAGCAAGCTGCCGTCCGCTGTAGCGCTTGCGCCATCATCTTCCTGACCGATGGCATGAACCTCGATGCTGTCCTGAATACCGAGGATAATTTCACACATCAGGGCAAGTTGTGAGCCACGGCCGAATAAGGCTTGGGCTTGTTTCGGATCGGCAATGATGTGTTTTGTTAAAGCGTCGGCGCTGCCGCTGGACAGCAACTGTCCGATGACAAGAATGCGTGTCGGATAATCGAACACACCCTGATTGGCATTGACAGTTGTGAATTCACCGTAATAGCCGGGTATCTTCTCATTGCTTGCGATCTGCGAAAAAGTAATCATGTTTAAATCTCCTGTAATGCTCTAATAATCCGCGTGAAGGGTTGTTGTTTTAGGACTTCTTCTTTTTGTCCGTGCTTTTGCCGGCCGGCTTTGTTTTGACAACATCGCCATCTTTCAGCCGCCGCTTCCAATAACGGCTATTCACAACCGTCTCACCATCTGCCGCCAATGGCTTGTTTTTGTTGTCCGGGTTCGGCACAAGCAAAGTGGTGGGGGCTGGTTTAATCGTGATTTTGTCCATTTTTAGTCTCCTGTAATGTGTGAGGTTGCATCGGCAGAGTCATCGTCCGGCAGATCCGGCCCGACTTCGCCAGTTGGCGGTAAATCCCAGTTTGCGTGGATGACTTCCAGTGGGTTTGTCAGATCGACATCCGGCGTTGTTTTCTTGATCTGGAAATCACATGTGAGCGGTACGGCATAAATAGCCAGCCGCCCGTTACGACTATCGTCAACGCTGACGGGGCGGATTGACATGTTCTTAACGGCTTCCGCCCCCGCAACGAGTACTTCTGCGCCATCTTCCAGTTCAGCCGGTTTCTTGCCTGCAAATATACTGATAAGATCAGTGCCAATTTGATAGACACCGACATCACCGCCAGCACCATGACGCGATGCCTTTTCATTTCTAAAATTCTCGGTTGCGACAAGCCATGTCCAGCGGCCACGCATTTTTACAAAACCGTTCAGATCCTGCACCGGATCAGCACCGTCAAAAGCCAGCCATGCCGCTGGAAAATCTTTCATCCGCGCACGCTCGGCCTGTGAACGCAGTTCGCCGGAATAGCTCTTAATCTGACGCAAATTATAACCAAGCGCACCGGCATCATTGATCCGGTCCAGCCGCGCGATAAGAGCGTTTTCGATTGTGCCTATCATTGCAGCGCCCCCTGCCAGTGATCATGAATGATATTCACCAGTTCTGCCTCGTCATCATCAGTAAATCCGAGATACGGCCGCGCCGGCATTTCAACCTGATCGGTCTGGATAAAATGGCCGCCAACACGGAAAGATAGCTTTTTAGCGTTTTTGGGTTTAATAACGCCGCCTTCTTGATGGATACGGGCATAGACCATTGCGCTGCCGACTTCCAGTTTATCGGCACTGTGAATATGTGTAATTGATTGCCGCAAGATGCCGGAATCACTTAATGTCTGACCGCCTTCTTCACGGGCACGGTAAGACTTTTCCCACGGTTCACCGTCAGGGCCGGTTTCGGTTTCAAAGCGACGGTCAATTTCCGACACCATATAACTGCCGAAATCATCCATGATCTGACCACGCACATTATTGTCCGTGACAGCGGCCAATTTCTGCAATACCTCGTCCTTGCCCTGAAATTCCATCCGGATCATGACTTAATATCCTTTCAGGCTGGCACGGTTAAAGATGCGGTTCGGGCCGTCCACTTGCGCAATGGCGGCCGCCGACTTCGGCTCTTCACCGCCAGAATCCAGTTTGATCTTACCCGCCGCAATGCTCTCAAGCGATTTCATAACATCGGCATAATCCTGCCGGATTTCATCAGTCATGCGGTTACGGTTAAGGTTATAAAAGGCAAGCAAGCAGGCCATATTGACCAGTGCCGGCGGTATATCAGCCAGCGGCAGATCGTAGCGGTGTAGATAGAGATCAATCGTCGCGCTGGCATCTGCCAGTGCCTGGTCCAACACAGAATCGACAATTGCCTCTGTAAATGGTTTCACGTAATCAGTAAGCTGGATCAACTCCTGCTCTTCATAGCGCTTAAGCATATCGGCTTTTGTTGCATAGACCATCGTTACTATCCTGTACTATCGAGTTAAAGGGATGACCGTACTCTCCGGTCTGTCACGCCTTGATTGTCGAAGGATGCGGCGTTCCACCCTCAGCCCCGTCAGATGAGGCCCAGCGGCGCAGCGGTTATTTGTTGGTCTTTCCAGAACCTGTCTTTGATTTCGGCTGATCCTTCTCGGCAGCAAGTTGCTTTTGCACCTCGGCAAGCTTGTCCTGCGTTTCTTTCAGTTCGGCTTGCGCTGCCTTTTCTGCGCCTTCTGAAGCTGTAAGCTGTTTTTGCAGATCGGCAAGCTGCGCTTTCAAAGCATCAACATCTTCACTGGCTTTGGCTAGCGCAGGCTCTCCGCCTGTCTCAACAACAACCAGATTTGGCTCTTCCTTGATTTGCGCCAATTGCTCTTTCGACAGCTTTGCCAATTCGATCACTGTCGGCTTGTCTGCAGCAAACTCATATCCTGCGCGGCGGAAACCAGAAGCCGGGCGGGCGACAACAGAGATATATTTTTGTGTTTCTTCTTTTTTGGACATTTTATTCCTCACTTTATTGAATGATTTAAAAGGGGTGTAAGAACCGCCTGTCCGGGATGATGTGGGAGGCGGCTCTTGTGGTTAACGGTTAGCCGAGTTCCGGTACAACCAGAAGCTTGGCTGTGCCACGGTGGATGTTCGTCGCACCGGCAGCATTGCGCTCTGCTTCCAGAATTTCTTTAGCAGCTTCCTCGTTTGATGGACCAACAACCAACAGGCTACCTTTCAAGCGCAGCGGACGACCATTATCGCCTTTCATGCTCGTCATGGCAGCGCGGCGGGCAGCATAATTCTCGGCCGTCAAGTCTTGCTTCGAGCCTTGAATCAGTTGCCACAGACCTGTACCGACGTTCATGCGGGCATCAACACCGTAGATAAACTCTTTACGCATAAAGACGTTTTCATCTTTCATGTCATCAAGGGCCACAAAATCAAACGGCTTGCGCTCTTGGAAGATAATCGGCTTGATTGGCTTCGTATCATCAATCAAGAACCACGGCTCACCTGATCCACCACCGCTATTTGAAACGGATGTGACATTGCCATTCTCATCCAGAACAGGGTGATCCGTATCGACCAAATATTGGCCGTCATAGCCGACAGTCGTAAAGGCTGCCGCAAGCAAGCTGAACACCAGTTCATCTGGGAAGTTCGCCGCGTCATGACCAAGCATGGACACCATCGGCGCATACACACCGAGATTGTCATCTTCGATCGCATTGCGATCAACTGAAATTGTGTCTTCCCAATCCTTGTTTTTGATTTCAAAGTCATGTGCGGCCAAATTCTGGAGAACACGCTCCCCGATCCATTCGCGGACACGAGTTGTTGAGCCGAGCCAGCCGTAAACATTCGCCGCCGTATTCGACTTAACGTGCATCGCGACCTTGTCCCATTTTGGCTCTGCTTTATTGAAAGACTCGTCATACAGACCGACGAAATTCTTGCGGAGCGCATCAAGTGTAGTTTTGTTAATAAGCATGTCTTCTAAATCCTCTTCGATTTAATTGTTGTGAAGGTGTTTCTGGTTGCGGAGGGGGGACTTGAACCCCCGACCTTTAGGGTATGAACCTAACGAGCTGCCACTGCTCTACTCCGCTTTAATTATTTGAAGTCAACCCAGACGCCATAGCTATCAAGGTCAACAATCTGCCCGGCAACACTGCGTGCGCCTTCGTCATCAGTCTTGGCAACTGTTTCGTCGTCAACGATGTAACAATCATTTCCGATATCAGCAGCCGTGATTTCGTCCGTGCTGGCGCTATTCTTGAATGGATAGCAACCGAGCTCGTAATCACAACGCGCGTCACCGGCACTGCCGTCACTGTTGTCCACGTTCTCTTTGGCAACACCGGGCTTTTTCAGGGCTGTCGATTCACTGCCGGGAACGAGATTCCCGCTGGCGTCACGGGCCACCAATGCGCCCGCATAAATGTGTGTAGAAGCTGCAACCGGCGCATTAAAACGCTTTCCGCCCCGTTGCTTTGTGTCTCTGTCCTTTGTCAATGCCATTTCAATCTCTCCTTGTTGGCTTTGGATTTACGTGTGTTCGGTAAAAGAGGGGAAGCTACGCCTTACGCAGCTTCTTCCTTATTCTTCTTATCTTTCAGCTTGTCCGGATCGACACCAAGCTGCTTTGCAACCTCAACATCCGCTTCCGTCAAACCGCCATTTTCTTCGGCAAAACGCGCGGCCGTTGCAGTTTCATCATTGCCACCAACGATTTTTGGCTGCTTATCCAGAAACTTCTTGAAGCCGTCTGGATTTGAGCGGGCATAGTCTTCGGCCCATTCTTTCTGGGCCGGCGTGATTTTGCCGTCCTTGATGGCTGAAGCCACAGTCTCCGTCGCGTTTTTCTGGGAAACATCTTTTTCAAAATTATCCATACGCGTCGCAAGCTCGTCATACATCTTGCGCGGTACATATTCTTCCGGATCAACTTTTGTTGCGGATGCTGTCTCTTGCTTGCCGGCGATATCTTTCACGGCATTTTGCACACTGGCGATATCAGCATCGTCGCCCAGCTTGACCAGCTTTTTAATGCTGGCGACATCTTCTTCCAGCTTCTTCATCTTCTCCTGCGACTTCCGGGCAGCCGCCAGAATTTCTTCTTCACTGGACGCCTCTGGATCAAGGCCAAGCGATTTGGCCAGAGCAATCAATTCTTTTTTCATCGGGTTGTTCTCCTCTGATGGGGTTTGGGTTTTGGTTTTTTCCTTGCTGGCAAGCGCCTGCATCTCACGGAAATTCGGTGTGTTTGTAAGAGAGCCGCCCGTAATCACGGTGATTTCACGGGTTGCTTTATCGAAACGGAATGTCGGCGAGAAGTAGCGAAATTCTCTGTCATCCAATTCGCTTTTCCCTTTAGGCGTCCAATCAACGCGCCCCCAGACACTGCCATCTTCACGTACTTCGTATTCAGTAAACCATCCAGCAGCTTTCACAGGCGTTCCCGCCGGCGCAAGTTGCCGTGCATGATCGCGGTCAATCATGGAAAAGCGTATAAACTCATCAGAGCGTGACTGCAGGATAACGCGCTGCGGATTGGACATCCGGTACGGGCCACGTCCATCAGCACCATACCACTCTGCGGCAGCAGGAAATATCTGCGTCCACGGCCCATCAACGACAAGCGCGGTAGCAAGGCCGGTTACTTCGCCCTGATTTTTCTTTGTTTCGTTTTTCTGTTGCGATTCGTTTTTCATTCCTGCATCTTAGGAAAGTAAGGAATGACACATCATGCTGCATGGTTGCAGGGGGCATTTTCACCCTTGATGCAAAATAGAATTATCGATAAACAGCCTGCGCCCTTATATAAACCCCTGTTTAAATTCGCCGTATCTTGTTTAATTTTGCCATGAAATGTCTTTGGGGCATCACGGGGCATCAAAAAGATTTCATCGCCCTGTACGGGCATTTATGGCGCAAGTTTGAATTTGAAATTGTACGCGGATAGCGTTATAATGGTAGGTATAAGGATGTACACAGCGGCCATTCCGTGACACATCTGCATCCTTGCCCGTCTGGAGAATGGCTCTGACGGGCTTATTTTTTATCCTGGTCAGTGTCAGTGCGACGGTAAATTAAAGCTCCATTTCTTTGTTTGGTGATGTATGTTTCTTTATCCGTCCGAAAAGCTGTAACGCCATTCCAGCCATCTTCGTTGGTATCAAATAAGATAAATGCCGGAACATCTTCATCGCCGACTTTAAACCTTGCGATATATTTTCGCCGCAAAGTCATGCGACCTTTCGGATATTCTTCCCATACATGCCATATTTCATCCGGGTCTTTAATCGTCCGTGCGAGCACGCCCAAATAACGAACTCTCAAGTCCTTGCTAAATTTAAGACGTCCAGACGCTGTCTTGAACAGATCCTCGCTAATAATAACCGGCTCACCCATTACGTCCATGAACACATTTGGTTTTCCGCCTTTATCGAATTCGCGCAGAAATTTGCGCACATATTGCTTATCGAGCAAGCCATCCTGATACAGAACATGCCCACCAAGATTGCGCGGATCTGGCATCGGGATTTTCGCCGGACGGCCGGCAAAGGGAATATTAAGTGGCCGATCCAATGGCGGCGGCGTTAACGCTTTCATCCGCGCACGGCCGATATTGAATGAAAAGCCCGGATCAATCCCCTGCGGCACACGAATGATTTCGCCAGTGCGTTTGTTTGTGAAGGTGCGTTTGGCGTTCGGCAATGTATCATCCGCGCTCACCTTCAAGCCCCGGCGCTCCAGATCGCGTTCGGACAACTGCTGAACAGTACAGCGGCAGCCCCAACCATTCGGCGGATAAAATTGCTGCCAAAACGGATGATCCACCGGCAGAATAATATCGTGCCAGGCGCGATGCTGATCACGGGTATTATCATCCAGAATGGCAACGTATCGCAAATACGGCCGCGTTTTCTTTGTCCGCTGGATACGCTCCCACCGGCCGGCGCTATAGGCAGACCGCAAATTCGTCTGGTAGATCGTTTTAAGACGGCGCGGTGATCCAAGCTGGACCAGTTTTTTCTCGCCGGTCTTCGGATCAATCATTTCCTTGCGGCCCCACCAGCCCTTATCGGCCAATGTCGGCTCTAGCTTCTTGGCAAATTCTTTGAACGGCACGCCGCCAGTGATTGCCTCATCAACCGCGCCACGTATATCTTGCAAGATATCATTGCGCATGGCTTTTGCGACCGTAAAGCCGTAAGCATGCTCTTCGTGCCAGACATCCTGCCAGCTAAAGCCGGCCCGGTAGCCTTTTTTACGGAAGAAATCGACAGCTTCTCTAGGCGCTAATGGTTTGAGGTCAGCCGGCATTTTGTTCCTTCCTCTTTCTTAAGTTCCTGATCAAAAGCCGATAAGATGATTTTTTCTGTTCCGGCGTTTGTGGTTTGGGTTTTAGTCGTTGGAGTATTCTTGACAAGATTTCTTCTTTTTCTTCATCCATCAATCTCGATCCCGATATAAATCACGTCCTCGTCTTGACGATCTTCGCCATAGCAATCCACAAAATCGGCATATTCATAGCAAGGTAGCTCTCCGGCCGGAAACACATCAACGGATGTTATCACGCCATAAAGCCGGTCATGCTTGCCGTATCCTTTGGATAAAATAACAGCCCGTCCGACAGAGCATGTGTTGCGATTCCAACGGATGCCGTTCAAACGGATCTCATGGGTTTTAAAACCCTGTTTAAACGCGTTGTAAGGATCGGTTTTAAGAGGAACAAAAAGGGGCGGCTGTTTTTTATTCATGACATCCCCCATATCAACAGAAGGCCGCAAATAAGAAAGCCGGACATGCCGACGGCGCAGCCGATTAAAGACAGCGTATATTTGGTTTCGGCGATGCGCAGCCGGTCACGCAGCCATTGCGCAGTTTGCTGTTCCTGTCGCCATTTCCGGTAAAAGTTCTTCGTTGCCATCACTTCACCTCTTCCACATCGACAGGGATGCGCAAGTTCGATGGCCGTGAGAACTTCCGATACACTTCCCACGCGACTTCGTCATTGGTAATGCCAGCGACCTTCTTGGCCTCATTCCACATACTGAATACCCCCCCGACCGAAGCCAGAGTTGCTTCGTTTAATTTACCAATAAATGCCTTGCGCTGCTCAGGCGTTGTCTGTGCTAACAATTCACGGCGACGTTGATTCCTACGGTTCATCATCTCGGCCTGCATTTGATTCAACCATTTGCGCTGCCGCACTGTCAGTTTTTTCTTACTCATGCGGCCACCTCTTGCTCTTTGAGTGTTTCCTCAATACGCCGGCAGGCGATATCGAAATACTTTTCGTTATGTTCGATGCCGTAAAATGTCTTCCCCTGCAGTAAGGCCGCCACACCGGTTGTGCCTGTTCCCATAAACGGATCGATAATGTGCGTTCCGTTAACGTTCCGGACAATCTTCATCATGACCTCCAGCGGCTTAACGGTCGGGTGGTCATAGGCCGACTTACCGTTCGTCCCGATGATATAGCGTTTCTTTTCGGCCAATGTCCCGACGGGATGACCGCCATCATTCCATGCGTGGACGATGTATTCTGTGTCCGGCACATAGTGTTTATTGCCGAATGGCTGCGGGTTTGTCTTGTGATACGAGATCACGCAGAAGCGATTAAAGCTTCCCTGCAGATATGCCAACAGCTCCGGCAACTGATCGTTATGGCAGAAGACAAAGACCGCCTTGTAAAGCATGGTATTCATGATCGAATGATCAAAGCCCTGATCCAGTCCTTGCGCGATGATTTCTTCAAGGCATTTGCGCTTCTTGCGGTACTGACCGCCACCGCTTGTCTCGAATTTATATTGCGGATCGGATACAAATCCATCCATCACACCCAGCTTTGGCGCTATCTCGTAACCATCGCCGAGATACAGCGTTGCATTGCCGATAATTTCCTTACGCTTGTAATTCATCGTCATTCTTCTTCGAAAAGGGTTGAAATTCCGTATCCATCTGCGTAGCCCGGCTGGCATTTTGTGATACCTGTTGCGGCATCCTTTTCACCGACAGGATGACCGTTTAAAAGAGGATTTCCATCGGCATCTTTTAACGCACGACAGACAAGCCGACGGCCGATATTCGGCTTCTTCTGTTCAACAAAACCTTTGGAGGACAATATCTTTATGAACGCGCTGATATTGTTCGAAGTGACACCCGATCGTCTGGATATTTCTTTATGCGTGGCCTGTTGTTTTTCACGATTTAATTCAATAATCGTCTGAAGAACTTCTTTTTGGCGCGGGGACAAGAGCTGCTTCTTAATGTCTGACCGTGCGGTAGCCGGCTCTGGCACAGACGACGCATGTTTGACCTCGTCACGCTTTTCTGCGTCCGTTAGCTCGATATCCTCCGGTGTCACTGGGGCGGGCGGAATAAAAACTTCCTGCGCGTTATCTTCGACAGGCTGTGGTACAGCGCGTGCCGTCTTTAAATCGTTAATATCCGCAACACTGCCGTTGTTGCGAAACATGAAGCCATAAAACTTTTCGGCGTCTTTGATGATTTTATCCGCGCCAGCTCCACTATGGTTAGATTGAATCGCATGATCAAGCGCCCAGCTGCGCACTACATAATCTTCGTGACTCATTTCAATCCTCCTCGATGTCGTAATCAACTTGTCCGGCAATATTGCCTGTGAAGTTCACCTGCGCGATCTGTTCAGCCGCATCCGCCAAATCAAGTTCACCGGCAATCTCCAGAAGCTTTTGCTGGAACTCTTCATAAGAGCCGCTCTCTCGTGCGGCTTTTTCAACAGCGGCCTTGAAGGGGTTCAGGGTTTCTTCCCAGTCTGCAGATGCAGTATCCGCCAGATCATCAATGGCATCATGATGCTGGTGCTTCTGCTGCGCGGCCGTATCCTCTTGCCCGGCTGGGGACGCGGTCTGGCCGGATACCGGCAGACGCAGCGTATCGTCATCGCTTTCCGGCGCACTAAACCCGACTTTTTCGCGCAAGCCTTTTTCTGAAATCCGCATCCCGAAACGCACACCTTTGTCGGCCGCATTCATAACCTTCTCGATATCGACATTCTCGGAACGACCAATGCGGATGCGCGGATATTTAGCACGCGCGCCAAAATTCAGATTAATGATCGGCTGCACAAGTTGGCGGTTGAGTGTGGCCGCAAGTTGCTTCGCATCACTGCGTTCGATATCGTGTTTGACCTCGTTATGAACGTCTGCCTGCGATCTGGACGAGCCATTGTCCGTCGTCATGGTCTGCCCGAGAACAATTTTAGATATCTGCTCGTCGATATAGCGACACAGCTTCTCAAAGACATCTGCTGTCTGTGATTTATTCTGCGCCTCGATAAACTCCATTTCCATGCTGTCCGGTATAATCGCGGCGGCATCGCTGCCAATATTGGCAACGGCCCGCAACAAGACACGGCGATCCTCTTCGCTGGCGCCGCTGCCGTATTTACCGACGCGGATCGGTTGTCCATAAGCTTCCGCAAACGTAATCCAATCCTTGATGCTGAAGTTCTTAAAAAGATACATCCAGAAAACCGGCCGTACGACACCGCCGCGAATGGGCAGGCCGGATTTGGCACGGTGCTTATGAATGATGAATTTGTACGGACTTAATGGCTCGACACCCGCATTGTTCCGCAAATAGAGTGTTTCACCATCGTGCCGGTCAAATTTAAACCAGCGCGGATCGCGGCGTTTTAATTCTGAAGGCAGCCACTGCGACTCTGATGTTTCCCACATGATCTCTGTGGCTGAAAAACCTTTGCCGATCGCGTCCAGAATATCGACCAGCTCATCTTCGAGACAATCCCGATCCAGCCAGCTTTCGATAAACTCGGCATGCCGGATAGATTCTTTATCATCGCCGGCCGGTTCAACTGTAATATCGAGCTGGGACACTGAACGTTTCCGTGTGCCAAGAACAGAATGATAATGGCTTTCTTTCTCCTCGATCTCTTCCGCAAGCCCCAGATATCGATCAATATGATTACCATTATCCGCTTCGTGCAGGATCTGGCCGAGCTTATACGGATCAAGGCCGTAGCTTGTGTGCTCGTTCAAAATCGTCCGGACACCACTCATTGTCGGTGTGGCTTGCTCCTGACGCAGCAAGGATTTCTTAACCGGATTTCCGTACAGGTCTAATATCTCAGGCATTACCATGCTCCTCTGTTATTCCCGAAATTACGGGAACGCTGTGCGCCGATATCATCAGAATGATCCGGCCGCATTGTCAGTTTACTATTGTGAATGTTTTGATCCTCTGGGAAGGCTGGCGTATAGCCATAGTCAACACAGTCCTGCAGCGTCGCCCAGTATGCGCCGGCAAATGCAACCAGCGAGTCGCCGTGCCGCTGCCCGCCATCTTTACCTTTTAATCGCGGGATCTGTGGAACACCGCCGATCACCTGTGCGGTCCGGTGATCCTGCAAGTTATCGGCATCGCGCGGGATACTGATATAGCCATCCTGCATCGCGCCCTTATATTTCGGCAATGCATCTTCGTACCAGCCCACATTAATTTTAACGGCAAAAATACGATGAATGCCGTAGCGTTCTTGCATCTTCTCGGCAATGGATTCCCCGTTGCCGGTTGCATCCATCATTCCCATGCCAAGACGCGGCAGCCGGTCGATGATGTAGTACAGGATATATTCCTGCTGCGAAAACGGCACATTCCGCATATTGAGCTGAAACGGCACACGACGGCGTGTGTTCTTTTCAATGGCGATCGGGGCAAAGATTGCCAAGTCGCCTTTTCTGGCGTAGTCAGAACCAAAACAATGCACCAAGTCCGTGTCCAGATTGTCCAGCAGCGGCTTTAAATTATCCACGCACCAATCTTGAATGAAGCGTTCTTTTTCGTGTTTTGGTTGGGTAAAGAAATCATCTGCCAGTTCCAGATTGACAACAGGCGCATCATCCATACATGGTTCGACCAGCTGACTGGGGAAATAAACGCCGCCGGATTTGCGTGGAATCACGTCAAGTTCTTCGTCTGCACCTTCGCCGTAGAATTCATATATATCGTCAACAAATTCCTGCTTGCCGGCTTCGGTTGCTTCAATGCCCCGCATCAAGCAAATGCGCTCATAAAGTCCGTCCGCGATTGCGTCCTGAAACGTAATCGTGAGAAGCTTGTGTTTTTGAAAGCCTTTGCGCTTTCCCTTGATGGCTTGAATTTGCTGGTTAAATACATTGTCCGCGCTGTCATGTGTCGATATAACCAGAACACGGCCACCCCACATCAACAGCGCATAAGCTGCTTTCAAGACCTCTTCCAGATCATCATGGAATGCGGCTTCATCAATAATAACATAACCCTGCATACCACGTAGAGATCGCGCACTGGAAGGAAGTGCTATTATCTCGAACCCCGATGCAAAACGGATGCGAAACGCCTTGATCTCTTTTGTATCGCCATGTTCGTCAACGCTCTCGAATACACAATCCTCAACATCACTACATGCTTGTGAGAATATTTTGGCCCAGTCCGCGCAAACGCTGATAAACTCCCGTGCCATCTCAAGATTATAGCCCATATAGAAAACATTCATGCCGCCGGCTTTTTTGCTTGAGGCCGCTGCCATAACAGCATCAGCACCAACCGCCCACGTAATACCGATACGGCGAGACTTTTCGCAAAACACGACCTGATGCAGTGCTGTAGTCGAGAGCAACGTACCCTGATATCCTAGCAGAATTTTGTCTGGTGTCTGCTTGATACTATCCGGCAGCTGGCTGGGGGCATCCTTATGCATTATCGACTCCTAAGAACTCTTTCTTAAGAACTTCAATAGTTTCATTCGACAGACCTTTTTCACGGCCGGTCTTCTCGACGATCTCGGATGCTTGCTCCATAGCCGCAAGACGCTCTTCTTCGCGGGCCGCTTTCAGTTCGGTGTCGAAATCCTGTTTTCTGGCTTTGGATAGCTTCTCAAGCGATGTCGCAACGAACATCGCATCTTTGGGATCAAGAACAACAGGCTCTTCATCATCAGCGCCCATCATCAACTTCATGACCAGGGCGTGCATCATTTCGATATTGGTACGCGCAACCCTGCTTGTTTCGATATCACCGAAACTGCGGGTAATGCCATCAGCCACAGCACGGGCGCGGCGCATATCCTCAACCATCTGATCGACCTTCTTGATATGCCGCCCAAGTGCCGACCGGCTAACCTCTTCGGCCAAATCCAACTCGTCCAGCTTGGCCTTGATTTCATCAATCGTGCGGCCACGATCGCGCAGCTCCGTGATCTTCTCACGGATTTCTCTCGGCAAACGGTCAATGGTGGATGGTCTGGACATGTTTAAATCCCCCTTAAACGCCGATTGAAGGCTTTTTAATACCCTCAACAACAACGCTACCTTCCGCGACTTCAACGCCACGGCGGGTGATTGTGGCCACCTGAATATCGTCGTACCATTCATCAACGATACAACCGTTATTGATCAGAAAACGCAGATCTTGCCTGATATCGCTGCGGGGAACACCCCTATGACCAATACGATCAACGGCGGCGTGGATCACACTGTCGTTTGCTGTGCCATTATACTCTTTGAGTAGGCGCAATATGCACAGCCGGCGGTCTTCTGCCAAATGTTCTTTATACTGTTTACTCATTACTTGTTTGCTCCTCGTTTTAACCATTCATCCATCACATCAATCTGGCGTTGCATCCGCTTGCCGAGCGCATCCACCATGTCAAATTTTGTGAACATGGATTCCAGCCGCCCCTCTAAGCGCGTCATTTGCAATGACAGCTCGTGAACCGTTTCCTGATCCGGCAGACGGCCGAGTGTTTCTTCGACCTTGTAAATGCGCGTCATAAGATTGGCCTGCTGCGCCCGATCATTGTCAGTGGTGTCTTTTAATTCTTCATGCTCCGCCCGTGTCGGGAATTTGCGGGACATCGCCAAAATGAAAAGACCGGTGGCGAACTGGAGCACAAACATGATTATTGTCACCCACGGGGCAAGGTCTTGTAGGAATGTCATCATCGGGCAATCTCCAGTTGTTGGCGCAAAACATAAAGGCGCGATAACCAGCCATCTATTTCCGGGCAGCTTGATACGCCGTCGTTAATCGGACACACACGATCCAGCTCTTCAGCAACCGCAGCACCCGCTTTCGGCCACGGCGGAATCGCGCCGCTAGAACTCGTCGTTTTGCATGCTGTCACGCACATCACGAGGATCAGCAAGAGGATCGGCAGCAATTTCAAGCTGCTGTTTTTGTATGTCATTGGTTTGGGCAAGGGCATCTCTTTCACTCTCGATTTGTGTGGATCGGCGGATGTAGAGCAACCCACCAACCCATTTCAGGGCATCAATCAGCGAGGGGATCAGGCTTAGAATCTTCTGCATGGCCACCACCTTGATTGTTTGTTGTTTGTAACCGGGCGTGAATGAGGTCACTCAAATTATCCGGCGTGACACCGAAATGCTTTAGCGCGTCAGGCACATTCTTTGTGACGTAGTTGGCCGCATCGGCAACAATCTCGCTTTTGATTTCGGGGTCATCAATATCGTACGCCCATTCTCGCGCTTTTCCTTCCGCGAATTGGACCGCATTTACAATGGCAGTATCGAGATACGCGCGCACTTCGGCATCAACCTGCAGGCCGAACCGCTTCCTGATGAGCGCCAAGATTGAACCGACAAACCAGACAGCGATAGCAGATATAATGGCAAAGACCAATGTGATGCCGTGTTGGAGCGCTTCCTGAAGCTCGATCACATGACCGCCAGCCGCCGCATTCGCCGAAAGCGGGTAGAACAATAAGAACAAAGCGGAAAAACAGAAAAGACTGCCGACGATTAAACAAAGATTACGGTACATTTTATGGCCTCCTAAAAATAAGCACGATTTAACCACCCGCCGAGATATTTGCGGGATTGTGGACGTTGCGCCGCCAACAAACGGAAGAAGCCGGCAGCTTCGGACCGATAGGCGGCAATTAAGGGAAATTCTTTACAAGACTTGATAGCAGCCAGAGTACGCGGCCCGACAATGCCGTCATCAACCGGACGCAAATCACTCGCGGCACGCACAGCGCGTTGTAATAATTTGTGCGATTGCGGCGCGCCCATAACGACAGCAAGATCAAAAGTTTTTAGGGCGATAAGAGTTGGCAGACGCTGATAACCATATCGATCCCACCAATGCCGCTTATAAAGATTAATCGCTGTCATCGGCGCGTCCTTCAACGCAATGATATCATTCACGTCAACGTGACCATCACCATTGATATCAAAATCGAGTTGTCCGTCACCATCCAGATCACCGGCCGCCTGCGCATAACGCAATGACACACCATATGCTGTAGCCCCGCCCGGATCATCTGGATCATCCGAATAGAACCCTTCGTGATGAAAAACCAGCCTGATCGCACGATCAAAAGCAGCATCACCGGTTTCTGGCAACGCGGAAAAAACAGCAGACTCCGGCACTCTTAACAAGAATGCGGAGTCTGCAGGTTGGGGGTCATCATGGCGTATGGAGTTCTCATTCATGAGAACTATCTCACACTATATAGGCAGTGCGCGTCATGCTGCATGGTTACAGCGGGAATACTACATTGGAAGGTCGAGTTGGTTTTCTTTTTCGACTTGCTCTCTCACCAGATACACTTTCCGGAGCGAACACCGGACCTTTCTGGCAATGGCACTGGCAGAATAGCCTTCTGCGTTTAATCTTTTGATCTCGGCATCTTTGCCAAGATTGACAGGGACAGTGAAATCCATCCCTCCGTAAGTCTGCGCTATTTTTTGCGCTGCGTCCAGCCCTATGCAAACTGCCAGCGGAGAATGTGCGCCCGGATTGTGCGGAATATATATCCGCGTGCCGCCGAAATCCATTGAAATCTGGGCGGCAGCATTCTCACCGACAATCTTTTCTATGGACGCGATTGTCGGTTTGAATGATAGGTCGTCATGGCCGTATTCATCGTACATGATCAGCCTTTTTCTTTTGACGGATGCGTTCCCCTAGAATTTTGATGGCGCAGTACATATCGTCTCTGTCCATAAATTTCAGCGCATCACATGGGAATCCGTTCTTATTCAACCAATCATAGATATCATCAATATCCAGCAGACTGGCCTGTAATTGCATAAGGCTGATATTTTCAGCCAATCCATCCGTGCCAAAGACCTGATGATCCATAGCTGTCGGATGATAATACCCGACACGGCTCAACCATCCGCGCAACGCCTTTATTACCTGATCTGCCTGTATCGGTGTCAGCCATTTTAGCGATTCCACTTGTGTTTGCCGCTTCACGAAACCGGCCAGAGCCTCTTCGCTTGAATCCGCGATCTGCCCCAGATGATAGAGCATAATCCACAATGCCCGGATCTTCCGCGCCTGATCATCTGTCGCGGCCGGCGTTTTTCCTTTTGTTTTCGGCTTTGGTTTGAAGCCTACATTTTTCATGGCGGACAGCACATTTTCAAGCTCACCGATGTCCATATCCGCGCAACTTTCCTTGCCGGTTGCCCCGAAAAGAAGGGCACGGTAAGAGCATTCATTCAGGGCAAGCTGTTTCTTGCCAATATGAATTTTGGCAATCAAGGCATTCCGTGATGGAATTGATTTTGCTACTGTGTTCATCTTAATCCTCTCAAGTAAGTGGTGGGGCTGGCAGGGCTTGATACCTGCTGATGCTAGGGCTACACCTGTCCAGAGGCTGTTATCTAAACGGACATTCTGTGGCTTTCCTTCCACTCTCCTGCTACCCGTATGACACACTCAATGGCTGTGTTACCGAAGTATTCTTGAACGGTGCTTTTAGGGTAGTCCCCATTCTCACCTAGCTTGCCAGCGTGTCCTTCCACGCCGCAGCCCCATATGGTTAAACTCTTGCTATGTCCAGATTGACATTTTCCCAGTCAGCTTCCGGCGACGGCCGTCTGTAGATGCGAACATATTGTTTGCTCGACGTGACGCGGATGCTTTCTGTGATTGCGTCCATCGCTTTCAGCCATTTTTCATCGCTAATATTCAGACGCCGCAAACCCAGAATGCTCTGCACATTGATGCGGCCGGATTTATCCACGCGGAAAGCGTGATCAACAAGGGCGCGAATGTTGTTGTTCGCGCCGTCCGACCACTCGTTGATGCATTCATCAATGAGGCTTTTGGCGACCTGCAACTGCGGACCGAATTGCAGATTGTCGGCGACAGAAATTTGAATACGGGTTAGACCATCGTAGGATGTCAGGGTCAGGTTGCCCTTTTTTCCGCCTTTGGTAACGCCATACTTTTCGTCAAGCAGCGTCACAAAGCCGTTTACATTTTCGAACGATTTCTGCTTAAAGGCCGCCAATTCGGCATTAAGGGAGAGTGCTTCTGCATAAAGCTCACATACAAGATCGTCTTCCAGACGGTCTTCTGGCTTTACCTTATCGATCGGGACGAGATGCCCCTCGGCATTTGTCATGTAGTCTTGTGTCATGCTTTTTCTCCTTTACGCATTTTTATAGTGGTCATGATGTGCTGCAGTGCTTCTGACATTAAGCCTTCTGCCGCCGTTGGAATTTCATCGCCTTTTGAGAACGTTCCTTCGACCGCCTCAACATTGACTTCAACACCGCCATCATCAGTATCAGTGATCGTTAATTGTGCTTTCATGGATATCTCCTTATCTCTCGATTTTTTTGCGTGGGAACACAACGACATTGCTGCCGCTGCAGGATTGTTTTGTCTCACCGACGGCCGACAATTCAGGATGCGGACACATTGTCTGCTCCATCGCGTCAACGCGGTCTTGATAATCTTGCAGAGCCAGCAACAGGCAGTTTGTCGTCTCCTTGCTCAGCAATAACTGCCCATTCTGGTTCTGCGAGATCTGTATCAATTGGATTTTCAGATGTTCGATGTCTTCAGCGATCATAACGCATCCTTTCTTCTGGTGTTAAAGGGGCACTGTTTGCATGCTTTGAATAGCCGAACCCTGACAGAGCTACTGGCTGAAAACGGTTTCTTCTGATGGGTAGAACATTCCGTTGCACTGATATCGCCCAGCACAGGACAGCACACACTGCTGCGCATGAGCTTGCGCCGCACGGCATTCTCGACAGCTTTTATGTCGCCTGTGTAATTACCCTTTAAAACAAGGCTAATTGTGGTCGGGCTGTATCCAATCCGCGCCGCAACAGTGCGCTGTGATGTTTCATTGCAGGCTTTACCCAGCTCAAAAATCCAGTCATTCATTGTCGCCTCCATCTTCCGGCCAGACGACCTGCTCCAGATTAGGATCGTAAACCCGTTTGATCCGCTGGATCACCGGCGCTTTTGGTCCAGTATTTTTACCCGGTAGAAACATATACGACGCTTTATGCCCAACTCTTGCAGAGCCTTTCCGGTGTGGCTGGGCAATCTTCAAATAACCTGCTCGATACAAAAATTTGATATAATCAACCGCAGCGTTTTCTTTGATGCGAACATCTTTCGTGGAGGCCGAAATAGCGAGGTCTTTCGCCGTGAAAGTTCGCAGCATCTTCATCGTACGCCACATATGATCACGGCCAGAGCCTTGCGTGACTTGACTGCCATCCCGACGCAATCGCGGTGCTGTTAAAGGCCGCTTGACGGCTTTATAACACCAAGCGTTTTTCTGTTTAACTGGCAACTTCTCAACATAACCAGCTCGAACCAGGCGTTTTATATAGTCATGCACACTTGTGCGATCCGCGTTCGCCTTTGCTACAATATCCGGCACTGTGAAGGGTTGATCTTTATACATCTGTATATGCGACCATATCGCTTCATAGCCAACGCCAGCCTGTGCTTTGTGAGGAATCATCTCTGTTACTTTACGTCGTGCCATTATGCTGCCCTCCGCTGCGGTGGTTGACCGGTGAACAGTGGTAGTTGCTGCAGATCGTTGGTTCTGACTTCATCAACACCGGACGTCACCGCATATTCGCGGATGCGTTCCAGATTGACACAGATACGCCGCACGCGGCCGTTGCATACTTTGTTGAGTTGACTTAGGACGTCAGCCGTCAGATGCAGCTCAGGGCAGTACATTCTGGCCAGATGGTTAATATCATCCATGTCGGCAGGCACGGCCGGAACCCAGTCGAGCACGCGATTGTGGAATCGTTCCCATTCACTGATTTTGTTCGGCAGTAACTCCTCTCCGATCAGAATGATCGGCGTGCTGCTTTTGTCATGAATTTCACGAACCAGTTCAACAAAACGTTTGCTGACGATGAAATCAGCCTCGTCGATGATCAGCGGCTTTTCTTCCGCGATCAGACCTTCGACAATCTTATCGACCTTGTTTGCGATCGTGCCTTTTGCCGGAATTCCCAGTTCATTCAGAATGGCGTCACAAAACTTGCTCTGTGACCAACTATGTCCGGCTTCGATATAGCGCGCCTGATATTTATTGGCGGCATAAATCGCCGAGAAAGTTTTACCGAACCCGGAAAACCCATGGAAGGTTGCCATTCCGGGCAAATGGGCGGGGCGGTTCATTACCCGATCTACGGTTTCGTTGAATAACATGACGTTCTTCAACGGTGCGATGGTTTGGCTATGCATTTAAGTCTCCTTTTTCTAACCATGATGTTCCAAAATCCTCCAGCATCGATTTCTGCGACCGATATTCCGGAGTCGTCTGGTATCGAGAAAGCCATTTGTTGTCCTCTTCGGTAATTCGAAGTCCTTCATCCAGACGGCTTTCAAGATTCAGTGCGCGGCGGAAGCGTGTTTGTCTGTCTTCCGTCTTCAGCAATTTTGTCGGCTGCGATTGACTCATTTCTTCGACGAGTTTCTTATGTGCCTTTTGTTGCTTCTCGCTTAATTCTGTTTTTTCGGGTAACTGAGGGCGGAAGACAGCGCGTTCAGCTTCGCTCAAGCCCTTGCTCGTGTGTTCTGTCCGCTCACGCGGCAGCGGTATAATATTCTCGGCTTTCTCCGCTTCTGTTTGGAGGTAAGCATCAATAAAATCTTCAGGCTTGATCGAACGCGCGGCCTTTTTGATGTCTTTTGTAAGCTCTCGGATGTGTTCTTTCTGTGCGGCTTTGGATTGTTCGGTCAAGGCCAGACGATCAATGCCAAGTCGTTCGACGTTTTTGGCTTCGCAGATGAAATTATCATCGTTGTCGAAAACATATATACGGCCCATGTCCGCCGGATCATGCCGAACGAAAACTTCTTTACTGACATACATCGCCAATTCCGGCGCCATGAAGCGACCACGCTCAACGCGGATGCCTTCTTTGGTTACCTTGCGCCAGCCTTTCCCGGATGCAATCGGTGCGAGAAGAATGTCAATCGCGCGTTCGCTGCTGATGGTCTTGATAGAGCCGGTCCAGCTATTCGCTTTCTGGAATGGACTGACGCCAATTGTGCTGTGAACGCGATGTTCATATTTGCCGCTGGCCCATGTATCAATATGGCGCTGTAAATCTTCGGAGGATAGTCCGACGGCAAAGGCATCTTGCTCTTTCTCGCCAAGCCGGGCGCTAAACGCCTTCTTCGCCTCGATCTTTTTACGATCGGCAACATCATGGCCGATAAAGCCGGGCAATATCGGCCCTAGATCACGGTGCAATGTGCCGAAAACCCGTTCGACATATGGCTTTTTCTCAGGTGAAAATGGCGAACAAATGTCTTGTTCTATGCCAAGAGCCAGCAAAGCGGTCTGAAATCTGTGCGATATAAAATCCGAACCATTATCGGTCTTGATCGTCTCCGGCACGCCCCATTCCATGATAGCCTTGCGGATCAGTGACAATGCCGCTTCTGTGCGTGGGGTCTTGGTCACCAAGAACATGCTGCGCCGGCTGAATATATCGATGATAGCGTATAGATTATAACGACCGTCGGTGCACAGCACATCCGCCGGCGATGCGTCAATCTCCCATTCTTGGTTCAAACGCTCGATATGAGCATCGGCACGACCGGTGGCCAACATGATTTTATTTTTGTAACCATCAGGATCTGTCAGCTTCAGCATCAGATCTTTGTTTTCCTGCTTGAACGCATAGATAAAGCGCTCAAATGTACGTATTTTGGGCAGCGGCTTTTCTTCTTCATCGCCGTTCTTATTTTTTACGCGTAGCGTATTGCCCCATTTAGCCCGGCACATATCACGCACATGCCCGGCTTTTAAATGCCCGTTGTGCGTAATCAGCGCGTGTATATACGTTGCAACTTCGCCGTTTTCCGCCCGGTCAAGAACGCCTGTGCCTTTACGATTTCCGTATTTATCGGTTAAATCTTTAAGGCCATCATTTTTCTTCGCGCATGCGCGCCAATTTCGTAAACTCTGAACCGAAAAATCCGGATAGATGCCGTAAACCCAGTCCGGCACTAACTTTGATCCACTCTTCATCCCTTCGCTTTGGTAAAATTTCAAGAAGGGTTGTTCTGCCGCAAGAACGCCCAGCCCGACCGATTTACGGAAACGCTTAAACAGCGCTACAATAATAAGTCGCGCATTCCGGCGGTCTTCTGTCGTGACCGCACATCTGCTGTCATCATGACGGTCACACAGAACGCTATCTGCAATCGCATCCGTTCCAATGATCTTGTCCAGCAATTCAATCTGCGCTTTGTCCGGCAAATTGGAGATGTGGTATTCCTTACCACCGCCACGACCAGATCGGTCACGTCCATGCCAGTTATCACGTTTTATTTTGTGATCACATCCCTGTTGCGTTTTCGGCATTCCTTCTAAACGCAATTCAGCCAGTTCTTGTGCCGTGAACCATTCTTTTATCATGATTCACCTCCTAATCCTGCCGTGGCATAATCGGATTTAAACTGCTGAAACAGAGCAAGGCGCTTTTGCCAGCAGCGAAAATATTTAAGGTGACGTTGGTAGCTTTCTTTGAGCCGGTCTAGCTCTTTGGTGGCTTCTGTAAGTGTATCTATATGCCGATGGTTACTTTGCCCCACATCGTCAAGACGATCAATTTCTGCACACAGATCACGAACGCGGGCTGTTTGCTCTTTGATTTGAACCCGATATTCTTTGAGTGTTCCAAATACCAACTCATAATTCCGTTTGATGTCTTCTTCTCGGAAATTCATGCGTCACCTCCCATAATGCGACCGATAAGGCGACGCCGTAATTCCTCTTCGTTCAGGTCACTTAAAATGTCTTTTAAATCAGCATCAATCATCCGCTTAAACAGCATTTTAGAGCCATATTCGGCGGCCGCCGCTTCTTCTGGATGCAAAGCGCGATAACCGCAGGATTCTACAAGTGTATGCAATGTCGTATAATCGTTTATCACCTCACACAACGCCTTCAGCGCATCAACATGAATTCGGCGCTGCACCGTGCTCATGGCCACCCACTGGTCAATATGCGATTTTGTAATTTCTCGGCCGAGCTTACGGCTCATTCTTGCGGCAACTTCGTAACGATCCAGCGGATCGCTATCCCGTTTACCTGCGCGGTCTAAGGCTGATTTCAATGTTGCGCGCAAATGGAATTCAAAATCGCTCAGCTGATCCTGATTGCCGCCCTCGAGCGGACGCGCTTGAGGGATATCTGCAAAATTGAAATTGAAATCAAAATGAAATTGATTTTTACTGTCGCGTTTTTTAGCCATTTAGAAAACCTGATAGTGCTAATTATTGATGTTATTTTTTGCAGTGACTCTTGGGATTGGATCGGCTACGATTGGGCATATTAGATAAATGACGAATGCGAATGCCTTCGGGCGTATATCGATCTGGCCAGATTTCGTGCGGGCTTTTGCCGAGAAATTGCGCGATGCGTGCTTCCACATGCGGAAGCTCACGCGTTAAAACATGGGTGATTGCGGTACGGTGAAATCCCCATCTCTCGGCGAGTTCACCAAGTGTCACGCCACGCATACGAATCGCGGCCTTGATCTCCTCCGGATGCATCCCTTTTTTCGTTGTTTTTTTATTAGCCAT